CAACATACGCTTTAATAGATTGCTGAGTAGCAAGTTTAGTAGCACTGTTGGACGCCATGTTATCTTCGTCAAGAATGCCTGTAACTGTTGTTGCGTCAGCACCTTTAAGGGAGGCGAAAGTAGTAAGGCCAGTGATAGTAAGAGTACCCGCAGAGAGCGTAACTACGTGGTCTACGCCTTCTAGTACGTTGGTACCATCACAGTACACAAGCATTGTCTTACCGTTAGGAATAGCAATACCAGAACCAGAAGCTGTTTTAACCGTAATTACTTGACCTGCGCCGTTCTTGACAATATATGTTTTACTTAGAGCGGGACAAACTACAGTACCTGCGGCACTAAGTTGGGTACCTGTATCGGTCAAAGACAGCATAGCCGCCCGCGCTTCTGCGGTAGTGCCATTAGCAGTAGTCAGCGTGTGAGAGTTACCAGACCAAGTGTTTACAACTGAGCGTCCGGCAATAGCCTGCTCGATCATGGAGGTTATGTTATCGTTTACTACATCTCCCCATGTACCACTAAGTTCGCCCTGCACGGGGAGTGCGAGTTTTAGGATCGGAGTATATTGCGTTGTCATCTGTTCAACCTCATGCGGCTATATTTTCCCAATTCGGGTCTTGTGTGTTCGATACCCCACTCCATGTTGGAGTCTGACTATCATCTATGTTCTGCCAGTTGGGGTCTTGGTCGTCATCAATCTCACCCCATACTAATACTTGTCCTACGTATACTACCGCAGATAACCCAATTACGGAAATATCTGCATCAGCGGTGGTTACTACCGTACCTAGTTCGGCTTCTGCCTTTAACCCAGTAACAGGTATGGTTACACCTACCCCAATGGTAACAGTACCTAACACTGCTTCTGCGGCTACGCCTGTTACAGATACATCTGCTTCAGCGTCTGTGGTAACTGTACCAACTGAACCTACGGCTGATAGCCCTGTTACGGTAGCGTTTGCTTCAGCGTCTACTGTAGCTGTCCCTACAACTCCATCAGCTTCTACACCCGTTACTGTTAGGTTTGCTATGCCTGTTGCAGTTAGTGTACCTACAGCTCCTTCAGCTACTACGCCAGTTACTGCTACATCGGCTTCTGCATCTACTGTAACGGTACCTAAAGCAACAGCTCCGGCAACGCTGGTAACCATAACATCTGATTCAGCGTCAATCGTAGCTGTACCAATACCTCCAGCCGCTTCTACGCCCGTTACTGTTAGGTTTGCTTCCGCATCTACCGTTACAGAGCCTATCGCCCCTTCTGAGGCAATACCGTCAACCGATACTATAGTTAGGTCGGTACCCCAAGCCGTTTGGCCCCAAGCACCGTTACCCCAACCTACATACTCAACAGAAGACGGCATATAACTACCTTATGGAGTAGCAATACGTATGATAGCGTTTGTAGCGTCTGCTGCGGGAAATTGCACAGTAAAGTCACCGGCTGTAGAGGTTTTATCCCCGCCGAAATCTAATACTGCGACCGCAGGGTTTGTACCCCCTGCTTTATAAATAAGAGCACCGCGAGCAGTAATAGTAGCGTCAACCCACGTAGTATCTGCAAAGTCTAAGAATGCCGTGGTACCCGACGAGGCAGGGTTAGCGGAAATAGTAAGTGTATTTCCCCCCGCAGTATAGTTTGTACCTGACACTTCGTTAGTAGTAGCGTAAGCAGTAGTAGCGGCACTTAGAGTTACGCTAGACGTGTACAACGCGATTTTAAAAGCCTGTGATGTGTCACTACTAAAATCCATCTCTCCGTCTAACAGAGCGATTTTAAAAGAAGTACACATTGCTTGTGTTATTGCCATTTTTTAGTTCCTCAACTAACTGGTGTTCTGAATTGTCCAGAACGATATGTATCTTCACGTAACTTACCGTCACCAAGATTCTTTAGTAACCCTATAGACAACCCAAACATTTTCTCGTAATTAGATACAATATCTGGTTCGCCTTTCATAAATCGTATTGCTTCTACTAACGCACCGTTTAACAGTGCGGAGTCAAATTCATCTCCCAGCCACGTAGTACCTGCGGTAACTATAGTCTGAGGGTAATACCCGTAGTGAAGCTCCATACTATACGCCGCATCGGGAGTAGGCCCAAGCATGAACGAGTCGTCATCAAAGTACGCGTAGTGTTTTGGTAACCCAGTGCTTGTGTTATTAGGGTAGGCTTCGCGTAGGAAATTAACGTCTTTGTTCAGAAGGAACGTATAGTTACCGCTACCGTCTATAACCGCCAAAGAATACGACCATAAAAAGTCGGAGGGCATACCTAAATATTGATTACCGTTAGATAGCGTACCTGTAACATTCTTACGTAGCGCGGGTATCTGAACTGAGTTATATATCTTTTGCTCTGCCTGTTGCGTAAACATAGCAAGCTGGTCATCTGTGAATGTGTTCTCACAAATGTCTTGGATATTAGCTTTCAGTTCTGTGTAATTCATAGTTTACGCCATTGGGCCGCGAGCCATAGTACCTTTAATCGCCGCGCCAGTGCCGCGCACTTTGATGCCGGAAGTCTTAACGCCTTTCATATCTGTCTTGGGCGCACCGGGGCATGGCTGTACGCCTCTGGCTTTAATTACTTTTATCTCTTTCATTATCTCGTTCCTATTAAGTTATTACTGTAACTTGCCCTATATTACCAGCTATTGTTAGCGCGTTGGGAGTTAAATTATAGGGATCAAATCCTCCGCCTACTGGGTTCCAACCCCACTGGGTATCTCTACTGCTGTGATCTCCTGACTCACCTAAACTAGTATCAGGGCGTGGATCACGTAATGCTTGGGGATCGTGTACTGGAAATTCCCCTAATCTGTTCTGTGGCTGATCTTCGTTCCAACACTCAGGACACGCTTTTATGTTAGTGTCTCTATTCTTAACTACGAGGTTCTTCAACTCTCTTAGTTTGTACTGAAATCCACATACATCGCAATAAGCAATGGCTTTTTTACTAGAAGCAAATTGAGCGCCCATAGTTATACGTACCCTATGCGGGGTACAAACCTAGCCGAGGTCTTCTCCCTATCTTCTCCTGCGGCCATTTCAAACTGCTCGTCATACACAGCTTTTAATAAAGGCACTCGGTCAACCATCTCAGGCAGTTTCATAGCTATATAATAAGCTAATCCCGCTACCAGACAAGGAAAAAATCTAAAATTCATGTCCGAAGTCTGTATACCACTACCCGCGTCTTGTATACGGCGCATACGCCAGTAGTACAAAACATAATCGTCGTTGTCAGGTATAGGCCATAAATTAACTTTAGGAGCGTCGCGTAAACGCTCAATATACATCTGTATAGGTCTACTTTGTGTTAACTTGTTAGGGATAGACGCGTAAGTACTCACACTAATACGACTTAGGGTGAGATCAGACTGTGTTGCTGCGTTACCGCTGCCCGTGCGTATCTGTTGTTCTAGCAAGTCTATAGTGTCTGCGGGCAAGTCATACTGGGTCTGCCCTTTGACTAGATTTATAGTGCCGCTATCTATAGTCCACATGTTAATGCCACGGTTCTGCCACTCAATAGTAAGCAGGTTCATGGAGCGTCTCGCAGTGCGAAGATCATAACCAGAACGCATTTCACGACCAGCACGTTCAAACGCTTCTTCAGCGATCTCCGTGAAGTCCATGTCGAATGCGGTAGTTCCTGATGTAGCCATTATTTACCCCATCCTGATTTAGCTTTGACTTTGGCTTTGCTAGAGAGCTTGCCGTAGTGGAACAATTTTTTAGAGGTTTTAGACATACTTTTTCCAGTCATAAGAGTCCCATCGGGGTGTTTGTGTAGCCCACCCTTATGCTCTTTACCGTCTTTTAAGTAGTGCTTAACGCCCATACCCATTATTTTTTACTCCGCTTAGTAGCTGATACTCGTTTAGGCTTTCCTGCTGGTTGTCCTAACCTTTTCTTTTCAGCTACCTTCTTTTTCTTCTCGGCGCTAGACATCTCGCCAGAGGTCTTAGGAGTCTTCTCAGATACCCGTTTGCTGGGACGGCAATATGGAGTGCCCCGCCCGTCTCCCTTCTTTCGACCACAAGCCTTACCAGTGCTAACGTCTTTCCAGTCCTCTTTGAACCAACGCTTTAACGAAGCACCTTTCTCTGTCTTGCGTATCTTCTTACGCATTACTTACCAGCCTTTTTCTTCCGGCATTTAGCAATGGCTCCCGAGGCGTATGCGGACGGGAACACTTTATATTGCTTCTTTACCTTCTTATAGCACGCGTCTTTTACAGTACCGCCTTCCTTGTACCCACACGCGCTAGTCTCTTTGCGGTAATAATTACGCATTAGCGCATCTTACAAACTTTGCCGCCACGAGCCATACCGTAGCCACGAACTTTAGCCTTTGGCTTATTAGTCATACCACCGGCCATCATTTTCTTAGCGGGTTTATTCTTTGACTTTTTATCAGCCTTCGACTTCTTATCCATTTTTAATGCAGCTATAGCCTCTTTAGCCTGTTCGTCAGACATAGGGGCTTCGATAGCACGGCGTGGGGGCTTCGCAGGCATATCCATCGCGGCGTCTTTCATAACTTCCCCACCTACTTCGTACGCCTTGGCCATTCCACCAGCTTTCATCTTGCCCTTGCCGTCAGCCGCATAGTCGGGAACCATCTTACCGTCTTTTCCCTTGACCATGTTTAGCTTTCCGCCAGCACTCATCATTTGTTTTGACATAGAACTTCTATCCATTTTATCTTCCTTATTTTTAGGCTTCTTAGGGGTACGTCCATCATCTTCGTACATCTCAAAAAATTTCTTTTTCCCTGCTTTTCGTGCTCCTTCAGGAGAAGAGGCTTCGTCTAACTTGGCCTGACGTGCATTATCTTTCGCAGTGGGCAGGTTACCCATTTGCTTTGACTTAGAACTTTTATTCACGCTATTCTCCTAGCACTTCCACCGTTTCCTAGCTTGCCGCAACCTTGAATTAGGGTCTTTAGCCGCTTTAGGAAACTTCTTCATTTGTCCAGCAGATCGGGCGCAGTATGACTTACGTCTACTAGCTCGTTTGCCAGTTGGTTTATCCTCGGTAACCGCAGTCTTTAACTTAGAACCGGGGTTATTACGCTTATACTTCTCTACACCTTTGGCGGTCATACCCGCGCCGGATTTAGTAGGGTGTTTATCACCACTACTGATGGACATACCTTTCATGCCCACTCCGCCGCCTTTCTTATAGTACTTACGCACGCTAGCTGTAGAACATGGTCATGGCGGTGATATTGGTTTTAGTCTCAATCCATACATCATCCTGAAAACGTACCCCAAAATCAGGGATGTTAACGGAATGAGAGTCATCAGCTATAAAATCAAGATCGAGTAGCGTAGGGCCACCGTCGCCATTAGTTAGGGTTAATCTACCCGCCCCAACGTTACTAGTTAAAACTTGAACTTGGCGTATACGCGCAGGGCCAACGGCTAGGGAGCCATCAGCGGTTACGCGTTTTGCGGAAATATCAGAACTAGACATATAAGTCTCCTATTAACTAAGAGCTGCGCCAATAGCAGTGACCCAAGCAGCGCCAGTGTTAATAACAATGCAGTATTCGTCGTCACCTGCGCCGTTATCGCTGACCATATAAGTAGTACCTACAGCAACATCACCAAAAGCTGGGAGGTCAGCAGTAGCTACAACGGGGATTTGAAAGCCATTATCCGAACGGACTGGGCCTGAAAAAGTGGTTTTAGCCATTATAAAGTTCTCACATGTGAGTTAAGGCAAATCTGTCTACATGTCGTCAGTCGGGTCTGTCAGATTCACCGGATTGTTTCCCGATATATGAGAACATATCACAGTGTGTATGTTTAAGTCAAACATAAAAAAGGGGGCCGAAGCCCCCTTAGTACAGCATGTTACTACGCTATTAAGCGCCGGGTGATCCGTAGACACCCAATGGATCAGAAACGCCAAACGAATAACGCTCACGAGCCTTGTAACGGCTGTTGCCAGTATCGAAGTCCGCGTCCATAGAAGTAGCCATTGGGCTACGAACGAAGTGCTTCAGGCCGTTAGGTACGTCAGTCATCAGGAACCAACCATCAGTGTCGGTCAGGTAATGATTTACTGAGTAGCCTTGTGGTACAGCGCCGTTGGTCATAATGGCGTTGATGTCGTTGTCGGCAGTTCCTACACGACCTTCAGTCTCAAGCAAACGAGTTGCAACAAACTGCAAGGAAGGTGGGATAATCAGCTTCTTAGGCTTGGCCGCGATCAAAAGACCACGCTCATCGGTATAGCCAGCGATCTGAATGATAGCTGCTTCCAAAGAAGTTTCGTTAAGGTCAGCCGCAACCGTAGGACGGTTAGAGTTAACACCACCGCTAACCAGAGGGTGAGAAGTAGAGCATAGAACCTGCCCATCACCGTAGGTAGTGCCAGCAAAAGCGTTGTTCAGGATGTCTGCGCCTTTAACTTGCTTGGTGTACGCCATAGCGCGAGCCAGTGCTTTGGTATAACGAGATGACAGAGAGTCATACAAGTTATCTTCAATCGCTTCTTCAGTGATTGAGAAACCCATTGCAACGGTCTCATGAGTGTAGCGAGCAGTAAATGCTTCCTGCGCGTTATCATACTCAATTGCAGAACCTTCCGCCTTAGTTGGGGCAGAGCCAAAACCAGACAGTTTAGTTTCTTCTTCAAAAGAACGATCAGAGGTTTCAGTCTCGAAAATCTCTTTATGCTCTTCACCATACTTCGCGTATTCCAAACCAAATAGTGCGTTTAGACCGGGGAGTAGCTCTTTAAGTAATTGACTTCTTGAAATAGCCATCTAGTTATTCTCCTACGATGCCTGTACCCATTTGATGGTACGGAAGGTTAAATTTAACCAAGACATCAGTCTTAGCGTCGCCAATGGCAGAACCAGCTTTAGTTACAAAACCAATTACTTTGAATGCCTTAGTTGCGGTGGCAGTAGTAGCATCCAGAGCAATGTTAGACTTACCAGTGGTAGTGTTTACAGCGGTCAAAGCATTCTGCGCACCAGTTAGGGGAGCATTGTGGCCAAGAGCAGTCTGAGCAATAGCGCCATCAGCTTGTACTTGGAAAGTTACGCCCGGATCAGTTACTACATAAGCAGTAGCGTTAGCAGTGCCTGTTGGGTAGTACTGAGCGAAGATCAACTGACCTTCAGCGTTGATGTATTCACAACCAACGAACACACCCAGAGCACCGATACCGTTGCCGCCAAGGTTGTTAGTAGTTGCATCTGCACCAGTGCCAGAAGCAAGTTGGACGTATCCTGCGCTTAGTTCAACAAGAGAACCGTAGCCGATGTTCTGGGCTACGCCCGCAGGGGTAATAAGAAAAGCGTCACGGGCACCAGAATAAGGTGTACCGTCAGCTTTACGTACGGGAACAAACCCGTATGGAGAGGCTGTAGTTGCCATTTATTTCACCTATAAATAGAGTTAAGTTATGACCCATTACCAAAGGTAACAGTCGATCTGCGGTCGTTAAACAACGGCATTCGGGGGTCGTTTTCTCGCATCAGGCCGTTGTCAACTGATTGCATTTGCGCCTTACTCTGATCATTATAGTAAGTGTTACGCTCTTCAACCATTTCGACAGGAGCCTTACATAGCATTAAACCACCGATTATCAAGTTGTCTTTGAACTTTTCGTTCTCAATAGATACAAGAGTAATCTCTGGGTGATCTGTCGCTTTTACTGGCTCCCAACCTTCGCGTAGTTTTGAGGATACATTAGTGGCATCGACATTACCTTGCGTGCTTACACGAATCCAGCGAAATGCGTAGCCCGACTCGGGATTAGGAGAAGGTAATACTTCTGGCCTAGTCCAAGCCGATTTGCGGGCCGTTTTTTCACGGGTAACTTCTTCACGTTTAATTCTGTTCTCTGCCATCATACTTTCCTCATCTCTTCTGCAACCTTTTTGGCGTATAAGTCTAGGGGTACCCCAAGTTTTTTAGCTATAGCCACCTGTGTCTGCGTTAATCGCACCTTTCGGGGTGCTGTGCTCCGCGTAGCGGGTGCAACCACATTAGACTGTCGCTTACTTGGTCTTTCCTCTAACTCTTCAGTTTCCCCAAATTCTTCAGGGAAGGTATTTCGCATACGAGCATTAATAGTCTCGTAGTAATCATCACTAGTGGTGTCCACACCTTGCTTAACCAGCTTACTGTGTACACCCATAGCATAAGCTGTCATCTCATCATCAGAACCGAACCAAGAATTTTCACTTGCCCAATTGGACGCTTTGGTATCTGGCTGAATCGGAGCCTCTTGGGGTATTTGTACAGGAATCTCTGCTTGTTGTAAAGACTCCGGCTCAAAATCTCTTAGTTTATCTGACTTTATCTTAGCGGTCGTTAGTTTATCTTGCGCATCAAGTAGTTTATCTGCGTCCCCAGCTTCATACGCTCGTTTGTATGCCCGCTTTGCAGCTAATACTTCTATCGCTGAATTCTTTTTAGCTTGTTCTAGTAAGGCTGCTTGATTCTTTTCTACGCTACCTTTTAGCTTGTTATTCTCATCAACAAGTGTCTTGGCAAACGCTTCCATTTCTTGACGTTCCCGCTGTGATGCTTCTTTAGCACGTCTTTCGTCATGGTAACCTTTACTGAAGTGTTGGATGCGCTTGCGTACTTTGTCCGAGTAATCTTCTAACTCGTCGTCAGTAAGGTCTTCTGGGGGCTTAGATGCTTTGCGGCCCCTATCAGCTTTCGGCGTATCATCAACAACCTCAACCTCAACCTCAATTTCTTCTGACGCAACTTCTTCTGACGCAACTTCTCCTATTTTTAGGGCACTAGAACTTTCTACCTCTATACCTTTATCCTCTTGTTCGTCAGGAAAGGTGTACTCTACTTTTTCAAATCCCATTATATACTCCTCACACTCGTGTAACGCCACGAGGATCGTTTACTACTGCTTCAATTGAATCATCGTTCATTAAACGATACTCAACACCACCTACTTTAAAACGCGTACCAGTATTGGCACGGAACATCACATAGTCCCCTGTCTTACACCAAGGGCCAGTAGTAAAACGCTCTTTATCAGAATACGCTTGTGCTCCCATATCGAGTACAACCCCGATAGTAGACATAATGTAGTCATTGTGCATTTCTTTACTGGACTTAATGATGCCACTTTCGCCATAGGTATCTTCTACTTCCGGCATGGCTACTAAGACACGGTATCCCACGGGGGTGGGTATTTGAAGGTCAAGCTCTTCGTCACTTTCAGCTTCTTTAGGTACTATCGTTAGATCAGTCATTATCATCGTCCATATAGTTACGCGAGAGGTCATTTACATGATTCAGACAGGAAGTGAGACCTCGTAGCATTCCTGTTATTTCTTTGTACTGAGAGAAGTCTTTAGCTCCCCCATTACCTAGAAATTCTGTTGCAGAGGACATATCATCCTCGATTTTCTTTTTAAGCACGTCAAAGACGGTTTTAGCCATGATTATTCCTTGTTACGTTTGTTTTCGACCTCGCTCTGAGTTTTCATTAAGTCTAGGTCGAGTTTAGTATTAGCTGTCCTTCTATCGGCAGCTAGTTTAGCTCCGGCTTTCTGAGCATCTATTTCCAACTCTTGTCTTTCGATTTCGAGTTGTTGCTGATCTATAGCCACATCAGCTTGGTCTTTCTGCGTTTTACGCTGTAACTCAGCCTGTTTGAGTTGCATATCGGCTTGGTCTTTCTGCGCTTTACGTTGTACATCCTGCTGCTTAACCTGTAATTCTGCCTGTTGTAGCTGGAACACGGGGTCTTGCTGCTGTTGCTGCGCTTGTTTCTGCGCGGCTTCTTGTTTATGTTGGTCGGTTAGCTGCTTGCCACCTTCGGATATGAGGCGTGACAACTGAACTTCAATCTCTTCAGGTAGCTCCTCATTCGGTGGGGGTAGTGCAACGCCCAACTTCTCTTCCATCTGCGTGCGATATCTAAACCCAAGGTGTTCAGCGATATGCGCGTTGAGTGCGGCCATTATCTGCTGTGCTTGGGGGTTCTGCCCGATGGTCTGTGCGATCATAGGGTCTTGCATAAACGACTGGTGAGCCGTTATGTGAGCTTCGTGGTCTTGAGTTAAGAACGCTTTTATAGGGGTACCTGTTAGCGCGTTCATGTTCTCGCTTACGGGATCAGCAGGTCTAATGTCATCTTCCGTAGGGACTAACTTATCAGCGTTCTTAACGCCGAGCACTTCAATCATCTGACGATGTAATTGAGGGAGGTTGTATATTTGTGGAGCTTGTTGCGACATCTGCAACACGGCTTGGTACTGTACTACTCGTTGAGCCATTGTAGAGCTGTTAGGGTCGCTTACAGGGATTACATCGACCATAGCGTAGTCAGACTGACGTGCTGATACTTCGCCTCTATTAGGCTGGTAATCGTATTCTTCTGGAGCTTCCTCGGCCATGATAGCTTTGAGCATCTTAAACTCTAGCTTCATAGCGTAATGTACGCGTGCTTGTACTGCTGCCATTGG